ACCGACATCCAGGCGGGCCAGGGATGCACCGGCAGGACCGCCGGTCGCTTTCACGCGCAGCACAGCGCCGGGGAAAATGCGGATTTGGTTCGGGTTGATGACACCGTCGTCGCGCGCCATCCACACGCCGGACACAGCCAGCGACCCGTTTTTCAGGATAAGTTCTTTCAGCTTGTTCAGCGTCTTCGCATCGGCCAGGACCATCATGACCGGGCTGCGACCTTGAACTTCGCCCGCCGCTTTCAGCCAGCGCGCAATAACCCAGGGGCTTTCCTCGTACTTGTCTTGGACGATGCGGTCTTCGTCATCATCGCCGTCGCCAGCGATTTGAACGTCGTAATACCAGACTTTGTCCGCCGGGTCGTAGTAGGTGCATTCGTCGATTTTGACTTCTTCGTCCGGGCTGTCAGCGATGGACTTTTTCAGTTCTTCGGACAGTTTTGCCTTCGGCCAGGTCGCCAGGATAAGCATGCGGCGCAGCGTGATTTTGCGGTGAACTTCCCAGATTTCGCCATACGGCCCTTCGTTCAGGGCGATGGATGACTGGACAACGGTGCGGTAGCGGACGGGGACGTCGTCATCACCTTCGAAGACCATCATGCAAGCGGTCCCGGCAGTAACCAATTCCAGGAACCATTCGTTCACGGCCGTATCGAAGTTCGACAGTTGGATGGCAGCGAACAGCGCGGCCGTGATGGGTTCCAGTTCCTGGGCGGCTTGTTCCTGCAATTCCTGCTTAACAAACGGGCCGGGAATAAGCTTCGCCCATTTTTGGAAGGGCGGGCATAGGTCGGATTGAAGGCGGTTCGCCAGCTTGGTCGTGTCGCCGATTAGGGTGCTATCGAAGACCCGGTTCGTTTTCGAATGGCCTTCGGAAATGGACGGGGTGATGCCGCCGTCGGGGGAATTGTGATACGGGTTCGTTTGCGGCTGGCTAAATTCGTAGGCTTCACGCAGTACGGAGTTCCAGCCCCGCTTGCGGTTCCAGGCCTTTTCCGAACGGGCGCGCAGGTCTTTGATGGAAAGACGGGCCAAGGCTTAACCCCCCAGCGTTGACGAAACGCCCTTGACGCCGGTCTGGTCGAACAGCGTGGCCGACGAACGACGGGTCGCGGACAGCGCACGTTTGCGGCTTTCCAGTTCCAGGTTTTCTTCGTTGGACTGTTCGCGCAGGGACTTGTCGCGGCGGTTTTGCGCGTCGATTAGGTTCTGGTCAGGCTTTGGCGCCTTCGGTTTTGAGAATACAGACGACATTCGTTCGGGCCTTCCTTAAACGACTTTTCCACCATGTCGAACTAGCCACCGGAAAAGCTGATAGGGAGTAAAGATTTTCCAGTCGCGGATTGCCAGTTGCGCCTTCGCCAAGGATACGCACGACAAGGGACCCTGGACAAGTGAATTTTTCGAAGGCGGCAAAGTGACCGTGAAAGACACGATGGCCGTCGCGTCCGGGCGAACGTGGTCCAGGCACTTCGAAACAGGCGACCACCATATTTCCGTGTCGACACCCCAAGCCAGGCTTTCAATTTTCATGGCGTACTGTTCGGCCATCAGCGACGGTTCGGGGAAATAGACCGGGATGATGACGTAGCAATGGCGCCAGCCCCGGCGTGTGAAGAACCGCCACCATCCACGACCTGCGACGACGCCAGGCGTGAAAACGACGTAGCCGGTGATTGTCTTGCGCATCAGAACACCCAGGACCAGAACGCCCAGGCAGCGCGGACGACGCCGACGACGACGAAGCAGGGGATGGCGACATGCGCCAGGTCTTCGATGTACCAGCGCGCCAGGCCGACCAGGATGCGGATGCGCGCCTTCAAAACTTCCAGCCGGTTCATTTGCCCCCCAGCGAAGGACGAAGGTACGAAGTACCTAATACCTGTCTTGTATTGTTCTGTATTGTCTTGTTATACACCCTGTTACTGTAGGACGAAGATTTCGCAGCGATTACAAAGGTTTGTGATAGGCGTTTTTTCGCTTCGGAAAACACACTTTGCACGACCTGGAATTGTCCTTTTGCGCATTTTCGCATCCCACAGTAATCAGACCTTTTTCGTTTCATATCAAAGCCTTGTCAGTTGCGGCATTTTTTCCCATTCCTGGGTCATGCCTGGGTTTATAATCACAGATTGAAGTCGGTATCGGCGACGATGATGCCGCCGCTATGGTGCGATGCCATCGGGTCGAAGTCTACCTGGGCGGCGATGGTCGATTGACCGCCACGACCGACCGGCAGGGCAAACGTCAGGGCCAGGGCGTCGGCCGTATCCGGCGAACGAAGACCGCGCGCCTTCATGTTGTGTTTGCTTTCAAGGACAAGCTGCGAGTTTGACGACCAGGTGAACCCTTTGCCTGGTCCCTGCTTTGGCGCCAGGATGTCGGCTTGCAGTTCATCGCTGTCCGGGATGGACGCGCCACCTTCATCGCCCAGCCATTGCTTCATCAGGTCCCACATTTCGGCCCGTTTGTTTTTGTAGCGTTCAGGGTCCAGCGCGCTTTCGCCGAAGTTCACGCCGACGATGATGCCAATGGTCCCAGGCAGTTCGCGCAGCCGGTCATAAATCGCCGGGTTGTAGCCGATGTCGATGAACATGCGCGCGGGCTTTTCGGCAAGGATGATGCGATGGAGCAGCGCGACTTGCTGCATCGACGCCAGCTTCGTCCAGGTTTGCAGTTCATACGCGCGCCTGGTCCTGCGACGGATAAGGGCAAAGCGGTCCCCATTGCCGCCGCCGCCGGACGGGTCGACGCCAATCAACAGCGGGCCGTCGGACGTGATGTTCTTCGCCTTGCGCGCCTTCACGACGTTCGTCAGCGGAATGAAGCTGTCTTCGCCGGATGTTTCGAAGGCTTCGGCCGCGGTCGCTGGGTATTCCTGTTTGAATTTCCAGTAACCCAGTTCGACGATTTTCTGGCGGCGCCAATACATTTGGCCGGGCGTCAGCTTGTACGCCCTGGCATATTCGCCTTCGGTCAGTTCGCCAGGCGGGACGTCTTCCTTGCTTTCGGACAGGACGAAGCCATCAGGGACTTCCTTGCCGTATTCGGGTTGCCAGAACCAGGGGACGAAGATGGCGATGTAATCACCCAGGCCAGCTTCGGCGTCCTGCCATTTGCGATGGAAGAAGTTGCCGACGCCGTTGGCCGTGCTTTCCAGGACGACTTCGGTGTCATCGACGTCAGGGACGGATTGCAGCGCCCCGGCAGCGTGTTCGTCAGCGTGTTCCCAGAAGGCGACTTCGGAGCCGTGGAAATAGTGGTTCGTCTGCGAACGCCCGGCACCCTTCGACCCGGCCGTGGCGACCGAATAGCGGCTGTCCATGTGGTCAAATTCAAATTCCTTGGCGTTCGACTTGCCGACGTGCGGCTTCAAAAGCGGGTTGTTGTTCGTGTGGTAGCGTTCGACCATCGTGAAAAGGTTGTCGGTCGCTTGCTGGCTGTGCGTCAGAATGAAGGCCTTGGCGCCTTTGCGATGGATGACCTTCCAATAGTATCGGCCTTCGACGTATGTGCTGGCGCCTTGCTGGCGACCCTTGAGGATAAGCGCGCGGACCCGGCCCATTTCCCGGCGTTGTTGTTCCAGGCGTTCGTGGATGTATCGCTGGGCGTGGTTCAGTTCGAAGGGGACGACCGATTGCAGCTTGCCATCAGGACCAGGCTTCGCTTCTTTGGCCGCAATCTTTAGACAGCGGGGAGCGAAGAACAGGAAGTCGTCGCGGTGACGCTTGCGCAGTTGTCTTTCACGTTCAGAGATTGCAGCCATTTTTTGCGGTTTTCCATTGCGGTTTTGATGCAGCCATTCCCGAAGCCTAGCACCCGACAGCGTTCGATAAAAGCTTCGACCCCGTATTCTGGCATAATCGCCAGCCATTTCATCGGGGACCGCGGCCCTTTGTCCTGGTTGCACTTGAAACACGCCGGGACTTTGTTGAACGGATGGCTTACGTCGTGCCGTTCGCATTGATGTTGCGGGATGATGTGGTCGATTGTGTACTGATTTTGCGGCGATACCAGGCCAGGACGCCCGCGCAGCTTGACCATGCGAACCCCGCAATACGCGCAAGGGTCATTCGCCGGTTTCGGTTTACGGTGTTTTGCCATCCCCATCTTCCCCGTCCAATAGGTCCAGCGCGTCTTCGTGCGATGTCAGCGTCCCTTGTGGGACCGCTTCAATGGCCTGTAGGCGCGGCAGGGAATACGGCAGAAGGTCGCGGGCAGCGGCCACCTTATGCGCATCGGGCTTTTTGATTTCACCCCGCAGAACCTTCACCAGAAAACCGTGGGGCGTTTCCTTCCCATCGGCCAGCAGTTGGTTGAAATTGGCGGACGCTTTGCGCTTCCGTTCTTCTTGTGTCGTATTCCGGCCCATATCGGCACCCACTTCCTTAACAAAATCCAAACATCACTAGGATATTATTCAGGTTTTTCCCCGCCCTGGGTCAACATAAATTTAGCATTGGGGTCCTTGTCCAGGACATCGGGGCGTCGAACGTAGAAATGATGCCAGGCCTTGATTACGCGCATCTGTTCATGGCGTTCCAGGGCTTCCCAGGGCATGCCGTTCAGGATGCCGGACGGGATGAAATTCGGGTCCTTTTCGTCCTTCGATGCAAATTCCTGGCCTGGTTTATGGGATTGCATCATGCGGCGCCCTGTTTTTTCCCACCAAAGGGCTGCGCGTTCGGCCGCTTCGCGGACCTTCATGCCCGTATCCAGGCGGGCGTCGATGCCGCCACCTTCCAGGATTGCGATATTCGACACGGCCGGGACGATGATGCGGGGCATGACCTTGTGAATGGCCGTGTTGATTTCTTCGGCGATGTCATGGGCCAGTTCGCGTTCGGGTTCGCCGTCCGTGCATTGGATGGACGACGTGGCGCGTTTCCCTGGTCCGGCCGGAACGGCGACCTGGACTTCGATGACGTTATCGGGCAGGACGCCGACCGCGACATGCGCATCGGGAAAATCCAGGAAGACCTTGACCATGTTGGCGAAGGTTTGCGGCTCGTTCGAAATGCGACGGCCAGCGGTAGATGGAAGCAGGTTTTTCATGCGAACCCCGGAATGTGGAATGGATTTTCTTTGATAAGTTCCGGCCCTGGGGTGCGGTATTCGTATCCCATCGCCAGAAGGACAGCGTCTTCGATGATGCCGAAGCGTTCGTCGTCGTCCTTGATTAAATGCCGGAAATTCGAAGGCGTCAGCCCTGCCATAAATTCCCGCGACATCGTGATAGTGATGACCTTGTCACCAAATTCCGGTTTGTTTTCGACGACGATTTTCAT